GGATGTTACAAGTATAGGCAATGCAACAGCTATTGCTAATGGAGCTATCTCTAATGCAATGCTAGCTAATGGAGCTGTAGCGAATCTATCAGGTACTAATACAGGTGACAATGCTACCAATAGTCAATATAGTGGCTTAGTAAGTAATGCAACTCATACAGGAGATGCTGAGGGTAATTTTGCTTTGACTGTTAAAGGTATCAATAACACTATATTATCTAATCTTAATACAGGGATATTAAAGAACACAACAGGCACAGGTGTACCTAGTATAGCTGTAGCTGCTGATTTCCCTATACTCAATCAAAATACTACAGGAACTGCAGGCTCTACTGCTACATTAGCAACTGCGAGAACTATATCCACTAATGGTGATGTACTATATACATCCCCTCCATTTGATGGTTCTGCGAATGTTTTAGGTACAGCTACATTAGCATCAATAGGTGTAGCAGGAACTTATACAAAGGTCACTACAGATGCTAAGGGTAGAGTAACCGTAGGAGCTAATATAACTGCAGGAGATGTGCCTACTCTTAATCAGAATACAACAGGTACAGCAGACAACGTTACAGGCATTGTAGCAGTAGCTAATGGAGGTACAGGCACAGCAACTCCAAGCTTAGTGGCAGGAACTAATGTAACTATTACAGGGACTTTCCCTAATCAGACTATTAACTCTTCAGGTGGCGGTGGTGGTGGTACAGAGATAGGAGCTTTGATTGGTGGTGGTGTAGTTGTTGCAGTATTTAATGATGCTGGAGTTAATAAAGCTCTTATTGCAAGTTTGACAAATTTAGCTGCAAATTTGCAGTGGACAATTGCTGGATTTCAAACTACTTTAATAGGTGCTACTGCTCAAAGTTATTCGGATGGCCTTAGTAATACAAATGCAATTATAGCACAAACACTTTTACCTGCTACTACAGCTTATGCTGCGGGAATAGCAAGACTTTTTGCAGGCGGTGGTTTTAGTGATTGGTATTTACCTTCAAATTGGGAATTAAATATGTGTTATAATTCAGCAGCTATTACAGCAAAAGTTACAGGAGTTACTCCATTTCTTACTACTAACTATTGGAATTCTACAGAGTCAAACGCTTCAAGTGGGGGAGTTCAAGTTTTTAGTAGTGGCAATATTACATCCTTCGGTAAGGCATCAGGACAAAATGTGCGAGCAGTAAGAATACATACAATATAAATAAATAAAGATGAAAGTACCAATAGGATATTATAACGAACAAGGGCTATACATTGAAGAGCTTGTTGATGTTATTGAAAGAACTAGCGAGCAACTAATACAAGAGAAAGAAGCACAGCTCCTAGCTTTGTATGATGAGTTGAAATCTTTAAGAGGAGAATAGATGCCTGCTACTACAATCATAGCACAGCCATCTGTAATGATGCCTGCTTACAATCCTATTAAGTATATCATAGATAATGCTTATAAGAATGAGCCTGGCTTCAGATACATCTTTACGGTCTATCCTGTAACCAATGCTACTCCGATAGCTCAGTATAAGACTCTACCTGTATTCGGTACAGGGTATGGTGAGCAGGATATCTCTAGGCTGATGCAATCATTGGTGACATGGAACTTTGGATTAGGTATTGTAAATGAGTCATGGTATCAATATGATATCCGATTTGGATTTGAATACACTGCTAATATTGTATATACTAACTCACTTACACAAAGTACAGGAGGAGATATAGTAATACATTACAATGCTCATGGTTTTGTGCTAGGTGATCAGATAAGTATTACTCAGGCATTTGGAGGGATTGCTGCTAATCCTACAGTAGAGGGATTGCATACTGTTATCTTTGCTAGCACTAACCTATTTGTTATCAATGCTAGATGGGATACTGTAACTGATGCCACTATCAATGGTACTGTTACCTATGCAGATTTAAGAAAGACAATACTTATAGAGGATGTAACTCTATCAGAGTTAGAGGTATTCAATGGAGCTTATAGCTTAGGTATCTATGCTCAGGGATTATTCCCATCTACAGAGTACAATACTACACTTACTCCTAGTAATGCTTTGACATCATTGGTTGGCAATACTCAAGCTAGTGCAGCATCTATTGCCACAGGTCAATTATATTTTTTAATGGTTAGAACATATAGTGTAGATACTTATGATGTCACTTATTTTGATTGGGATGATAATCAATTAACATCATCTACTGTAGCACCAGGTACTACTGATGGATTATATAATTTCTTTGTGACTACAGATGTACCATCTGAAACTCCTATCACTCAAAACTTTTATGTATCTATAAAGGGTGGTTCTTCAGAAATTCGGTACTACTTTAAATATGACAATAGATGTGTTATCAATGAAGATTATCTGTACTACCTAGATAGAATGGGATCCTTCCAATCCTTTGCATTTCAACTAAAGACCTATGAGAAAGGGCAGATAACTAGAGAGATGTATAATCAGCATGTAGATGGTCAGGTGGTAGATGGCGAATGGTTGTATAGCTCAACTGCTATAGGCAACAGAACACTAAACACTAATGTATCTAATACCTTAGAATTGAATACTAATTGGATGGACCAATACGATGCTGATAGATTCCAAGAGCTACTAACATCCCCTCAAGTGTTCTATAATAATGGTATAGAATCAAGAGCTTGCACTATAGATGCTACATCTTTTGAGAACTTTAGACAGCGAAATAAGAATCTAATTAAGCACTCAGTAACTATTAAGCTAGCACTTAATACTCCTATCAATGGTTAGGATACAACTTAGCACAGGCTACCTAGATGTTAAAGAGGGTACATCATTCCCTCTTAACTTTAGCATTGGAGATATTAGAGATATATCTAAGAGAACAGGTAACTTTAGTAAGACCATTACTTTAGTAGGCAATAACAATAACAATAACCTGTTGAATCATTACTATGATGTAAACATTCAAGCTGGCACTTTTAATATTAATCAGCTCACTAGCTGTGATGTTATTCAGGATGGTATCCCTGTTATGACTAACGCAACTCTTCAGCTCATTAACATTAAGAAGTCACAGCTCACATCAGCCTATGAGCAGATGGTGGAGTATGAGGTACTGATTAAAGAGGATAGAGGTACATTCTTTACTGACATCTCTAATAAGTATTTGAATAATATAGATTTCTCAGACTTAGATCATTTTGTAGATGCTCAAGTAGTGATTGATACTTTTGACTATGGAGTAACAGAGGGGTATAAGTATGTAATGCCATTTAATATAGACAATCAGTATCAGCTAAATTGGTTTAAGCCTGCTATCTATGCTAAAAATTACTTTGATAGAATCTTTGCTACAGCAGGATATAGTTATACTTGGGATGGATTAGCAGCTGCGAACTTTGATAAGCTACTGATTCCATACAATGGTGATCAGAATATAGTGGATTGGACTGATGTTTATGTGGAGGCAGATGGAGTATTTGATTTTACTAAAACTTATACAGCACAACAATTTCAAGAATCATTTTATACTCCAATAAATACAGGATGGACTGAGATATCAGATCCTAGTAACTTATTTAATACTAGCACAGGAGAATACACTACTCCTCAATGGATAGGTGCAGGCTCAGGTGAATCTTATGTATATACTGCAACTATAACAGGTACTGTACAGCTACAGAATGTAAGTGCATCAAATTTACATCTCACTACTCCAACCCAAAGAGCTTATGTGCCATTTTTTGCAGTTAAAGTAGGACCTTTTGTAAATACTATTTGTCAATCATCTAGTGGTTTAATTGTTAATTATCCATCAGCTAGCCCATTTCCTGCTAATAGCCTTAGCAGTACTTATAGCTTTACTGAAGTATTTACTTTGAATGCTACTACAGATGGACCAGGAGCAGCAGGGATAGATATAAATGATATACAAATAGTACAAGCAGGGGTACATATTACAACAGTTAATTCAAATGGTACTATAATTTTTACTAATCCTACTATAACAGGTCTAGCTTTTTGGCAAAATTCAGCAGGTAATTTTAGTGGCTCAGCTCCTAGCATTATCCTAGACATCACATCCATAGACCTAACCATCCGCCCATCAGATAACATCCCATTGAACAGTGGTATCACTACCATGAACAACTTTATACCTGAGAAGATTAAGCAATCAGATTTTATTAAGAGCATCTTTATGATGTATAATATTTATGCTACTGCTGATCCTGATAATCAGAACAATCTAATCCTAATCAGTAGAGATGAGTATTATGATTCAGGTAAGGCTGTAGATTGGACTAATAAGCTGATGAAAGACAAAGAGCAATCTATGATTTTTATCCCTGAGCTTAATAATAAGAAACTCAGACTAACATATAAGGCAGATACTGACTCACCTAATACAGTCTATACAGGTGTTACTAATGAGATATATGGACAAGTGGAGGTAACCTTTGATAATGAGTATGTGAAAGGTATAGATGTCAAAGAGCTTATCTTCTCACCTACACCGGTACAGCCTACAACATTCGGTGCATTCCTACCATTACTAAATGGTGCAGCACCTAAGACTAACATCAGAATCTTATATGACAATAGGCAGAAAGTTGCTCAAGAGGTTATAATTAATTCAGGGTATGATACACAAACATCTACAGGTGGAGCTTATCCATACATCTCACATTTTAGAGGAGATCCATTTAATCCTCTCTCAGATATTAACTTTGCAGAATGTCAATACTATTACTATCAAGTAAATCAAAACACTAATAACAATCTTTACAATAGTTATTGGAGGAGAACAGTAGCACAAATAAATGGCGGTAAGCTATTGACTGCATACTTTCTACTCAATGAGGTAGACATCCAACTAATGGAGCTGAATGATAAGATAAGGATTGACAATTCATGGTGGAGTATTAATAAAATTATAGACTATAACGCTAATGACTTAGTGCCTACTAAAGTAGAATTAATTAGCTTAGAGACTGAAATAGATTTACCTAACTTCGGATAGAGATGGCAATAAAGAAAGGACCAGGTAATGGCGAGCAGATTGTAAGTATAATGCAAGGGTATAATACTAAGACCAATGTAACTACTGACAATCATAACTCTATTATCTTAGGCTCAGGTAATGTGATAGGAGATAGACTTAATGCTTTAATAGTAGGAAATGGTCTAAAACTAGAGAATGATGGCATAGCTACTACTAATATGACCATCACTCAGACATTAAATGGTAGAGCAGTCAGTGATATCCTACCTACCTACACTAAATACATAGCTTTGATTAGTCAGACTAGCACCTCAGCACCTACAGTCATAGAGCTAGAGAATACTATAGGACCTATAATATGGACTAGAGGAGCAGTAGGTATATATTTTGGTACATTAGCAGGAGCTTTTACTTTAAATAAGACTTATGTAATGCTAAGCAATGTATTGCCTAATAGTATAGTAATGGCAAAGAGAAGAGATAATGATACTATTGAGATAAATACTACCAACTTACATAGTCCTACTGCAGATTATCATGATACACACTTATTTAACAACACCCTAGAAATCAGAGTATATGAATGAAGTAGTAATACCCCTTAAATTATCAGGTGTAGCAGCTTTAAAAGCAGAGCTAAAAGATTTAAAAAATCAGATGGCAGAGGCTGCCAATCCTGAGGCATTTGCTGCACTAGCTGATAAGGCAGGTGAGGTTACGAAAAAAATTAACTCCATTAATTCAGCAATCAATGATTTTAAGAAAGGGAGTAATTTAGATCAAGCAAAGGCATCTTTTGAGGAAATGAGTCAAGCCATAACGGACATGGATTTCTCGGCAGCTGCTAAAGAAAGTGCTAACTTAAAGCAATCAATAGGTGCATTAAAACCTGAAGATCTTACTAAGCAATTTAAAGGATTTATAACCACTATAAAAAATGTAGGTGGTGCATTTGTTAAATTAGGAATGACTATTTTGGCAAATCCTATATTTTTAATAGTAGCTGTAGTAATAGCAATCGTAGCTGTAGTAGCTCTAGTACTCAAATCATTTGGTAAATTAGATGATGTAATCAAAGCAATGATGATGCCTATCAATATGCTGATTGCAGGATTTAAAGAGCTTACAGATTGGTTACATCTTACAACATTTGAAGCGGAAGATAATGCAGCTAAGACTCTAGAAGCTAATGAAAAAATAAAGAAATCATCTGAGGAAAAAACTGCTAGAGTTACAGCAGATTTAGGTAGAGAGATTGCTGAACTTAAGGCAGCAGGTAAAGATACTACTAAGCTAGAGGAAGAACGTAGCAATGTACAAATAAAAGAGGCTAACAATAGAAAACAATCTGCTAAGGATGCACTAGATGCTCAGAAGAAATTAGGAGATAAAGCTGATAAAGAAAAAATAGAAGATTTAAAAAAGCAAGTAGCTAAAGAAAATGAAATAATAAAGCAAGGCTATAGTGATAAAATTGTAGCTAAAAATACTGCTGATAAAAAAGAGTCTGATGATGCTGATAAAAAAGAGAAAGAGGCTAGTGATAAAGCTAAGGCAGCAAGAGATAAAAGAATAGCAGCAGATAAAGCCTCAGAAGCGGATATTGCTGCAGCTGCTAAGATAGTATCTGATTCTAAAAAGACTGCTCAACAAATTGAGTTAGATGATTTAGCTGCTGCCTATAAGAAAAAAATAGATGAAGCTGTTAAATATAAGAATGATACTACTGCATTAATAGATGGTCAGAAGATACAAGAGGCAGCTATTAATAAAAAGTATGCAGATGCAGCTAAGGCTATTACAGATGCAGATAATCTAAAGAGAATAGCTGATGAGGATGCAGTATTTTTAGAGAGTCAAAGATTACTATTAAATGATACTGAATTTAAAAAGTTACAAGCTACTCAAGCAGCAGAGGCTAAGATGAATCAGTTTAGTTCTAATGCTGAAATAGTAAAAGGATTAGAGAAAGAGCTAGCTCAAGAGATTCTAGATATTGATAAAGATGCACAAGAAAAAAAGACTGCAAAACTTAAAGAGGAAAAAGATAAGCAGGATAAAATTATTGAGGAATCAAGACAGAAAGAAATAGCTTCTATAAAAGATGGACTAGATACAGCAACTGCTGCACTTAATGGTATCAATTCCCTTGCATCTATAGGGATGGAGGAGAAGCTAAAGAATGTTAAGAAAGGTAGTAAGGAAGAGGAGAAGATATTGAGACAACAATTTAAACAACAAAAAGCAATGCAGTTAGCAATGGCTGTAATAAATGGAGCGCAATCTATTTTAGCTATTACTAGTGTGCCTGACTTTACTTTAGGAGTAGCAACAGCAATAAGGATAGGTGCATCAGTAGCTGCAACTGCAGCAAGTATTGCTACTATTTCAAGTACTCAGTTTGGAGGAGGTGGATCAGCACCTAATGCACCTGATGTAGGAGCAGGAGCAGCCACAACAGCAGTAGCACCAGCATCAAGTCCTCAACTATTTGGGCAAGCCAATACAGGTAGCCAAGTGAATGCAGGAGGTGGCTCTAATAATATAACAGTAACAGCAGTAGTATCTGAGACTGAGATAACATCATCACAGAATCACATTAATAACATACAAAATAATTCAGTATTATGATAAGCTACCAATCAATCGTAGATAAGATTACTACATTCTATGACAATCACCTACAAGTAAAGAAGGTAGGCTCAGACTTTAAAGAGCAAATGGTGAACTTTGCTACTAAGGATGAGAAGTATCCACTAGTCTATGTAGTACCTACAGGAGTTACTCCCTATGAGAATGTCACTATCTTTAATTTAGAGCTGTATTGCTTTGATATCATACAGATGGATAGAGCTAACATCACAACTATTCTAAGTGATACTCAGCAGATACTCCAGGATCTATACCTAGAGTTTACATTCTCAGATGACTATGACTTTGATATAGATGGACAGCCTACATTCATACCATTGAATAATGATCTATTAGACTATGCTGCAGGATGGCAGATGAATCTATCAGTAGTGATTAAATCATGGACTAATTGCCAAATTCCTGAACAATATTCTTAATTAATATAATATAGTTATGGCATATAAGAAGACAGGTGAGTTTAATGTATTGTATCCTACTCGTAGGAGAATGGCTAACATCTTAAAGAGAATCTTAAGGAATGATATTGTACAAAACAACGGCACACTAGTAGAGTCTATAAGAATCAATGCTAAAGTAACAGGATTTGGTAGCTTAGAGATTGAGATAGTAGCCATGTATTACTTTATCTTTTTGAATAACGGTGCTTTTTTATGGAATGGTGGAGTAATTACTCCTAGAGATTATGTTAATACTTTCACAAGAGAATTAGCAGCTGCAGGTATTACTAATGAAATCTATAGTCAATATGTAGAATGGATATCTCAGAACTATCCTATCTTAGAGGTAGCTGAAATATTAGAAAGTGATCAGAGACTTACATATACATTCTATGCACTAGATCCTCCTGCAGGATTTACTCCTAACTATCCATTAACTGTCTAAAGTCTTTTTCATTCCTAAGATATTAAAGACTAACACTACAGGCATATTTAGGATGTCATTGAACTTGCTTAGGTCATCATTGCATAGAGCCATAATAGTGGACTCCCAAGCAAACTTTTGCTTTTGTTGCTCTCTCTTCTGCTCTTTAATCTCATCAGCATCCTCTAGCACCTCATCATCAGTCACTACATCTACTAATAAATTAGTATAGGTATTAGTAAAGTTCTCTCTGAATTTAATATACTCAGGTATCAATCCATAAACATCAGTAATAGGATAATCTAAGAACCAATCTAATCTATCTCTAGGACTATACTCATAAGGTTCAATGATATCATCACCATAGATGTTCTTAGATGTTCTCCGGTACAGCAATGCTAAGATGTGGCAGAAGTTATCTAGGTAGTTATTAGAGAAGTAATGCTCTAGGTCTATGAACTCACCTAGTGATAGCTTACTAAATGGCTTGAGTACATACTTATCTAGCTTATTCTTATACCTCCTAGATGGATCAGACTGTATCCATTTAATCTGCTTAGTCAATTCACTTAGCTCATCTATATCTAGCTCCTCAAAGTCAGAGATATTGCTATCTGTTAAAGCAGAAAGTACATCAATCTGATAGTTAAACATTCCATCCTCACTGCTCAGACTCCTGATCTCCAGGAACTGACTCACTGATATCTGATTCCAATGCTTTGGTAACTTGAGATTCTGCATGGTTAGTGATTTTGTAGGTTACAAAGGTAAGGTAAGGGATAGCTATATCTGCTTTGAGCTTGCTGAATAGTTTAGCTTTGTGTTTCAAGTGTGCAGAATCATAATGCTCAGCATTGGATAGGTCAGTTCGTTTGAACATTAGAGCCATAATTTCAGATATATATTCTTTATTATCTTTCTTAACAATCTTTTCAACAATACGAGAATCTTTTACTGAGAGCTTCATCTCTGCTCTATAAGTATAGCCATCTATCTCTATCTCTTCAACAGCATCTTTCTTAGTATAGTTATCTTTATTAAACAACTTAACATTTTCTAAGAACAGCTCAAAGTCTATATCCATCTCCTCCTCAGTTATACCTAAGTATTCAAAGACTTTACAATGTTTCTCTAGGGTATCATACTCATCACTATTATGAATAGCAGATATCTTTTGGAACTGCTCTAGTGTTAATTCATCCATCTTAGAGGGGATTTCTTTACCGAATAATTTTATCATAATTTTAATTTTTGAACAAATATAAGAAAAATATAATATAGTTATGACAAAAGATATCCCAATTTATAAAATAACTATTGAGCCTGAGTATTCAGATGGTGAAGAGTTAGGGATTGAGCAAATAGCTTTCACCTCAACTCCTGCTATTATTACTAAAGGAATGGCATTTGATGAACACAAAAAATTGTTTTTCTCAGATGACTTGAAGTATAGAGTAGTAGCTCCTGCCATGATACCTATGGAAATCTATAGGAATGATGAGAATGATGAAGAGTACTATGTGCAATTTACAGCTGAGACTATTGAGCAGATTCATTCTAAGTTTATGCAAGACCTATCTAATAGGAATGTATTTAACCTAGAGCATGATACTGATAAGACAGTGCCTGCTTATGTACTTGAGGCATGGATAGTAGAAGATCCTAAGAAAGACAAAGCCTATTCTAGCTATGGTATTGAAGTACCTAAAGGCACATTAATGGTAACAGCTCAGGTAACTGATAAAGAGTACTATAATGAGCTAGTAAAGAATGAGCAGATAGGATTCTCTATTGAGGGATTCTTAGGCTTAAAACTAAGTAATCAATTAAATAAATATAGTATGAATAAATTACCTGATGGAGAACATCTAATTGATGGTAAGATCTATGTCGTAGTAGACGGTGAGATTATCGAGATTAAAGATGTGCCTGTTGCTGCTGAAGAGGAGATAACAGAAGAGATTGCACTAGAAGAGACAGTAGTAGAAGAAGTAATAGAGGAGACACCTGCCACAGAAGAGATGGCTATTGATCCTGCTGCTGATGCTGAAGCTATCTTAGCTATAGTACAACCTGTAATTGATGAGCAAATCAATGCTATTATAGCAATGATAGCTGATTTAAGAAATCATATGGAGGAAGTAATGTCTGAAGGTGAGGAAGTAGTAGAAGTAGAAGCTACTAAATTATCACAGCATGATAAATTCTGCATGGTAAGTAAATTTTTAAACAATAATAACTAAATAAAAAACAAAAAAAATGAGTAGAAAATTAAAATTTGACTTGGACATTGATGCATCTGCATTATTACAAGCTAACAGCGAAGCATTTTACAGCCGAGCTTATTTGAATGAGGAAGTAGTTGACAACTATCGTACACTACCAGGTGTTAAATTTAAGACTAAGATTTCTAATGTGGTCTTTGGACAGGTTTTACAAGCAGAGAATTGCGGATGGAACGCTTCAACTGATGAGCTTGCATCTGTAGAGATTGATGTATGTGGATTATCAGCAATGGCAGAGATTTGTCAATTTGACCTAGAGCAGTCTTTTGTATCATTACAAATGACTAAAGGATCTAATGGTGATTTCACTGTTGCATCTTTCATGGATTACTATTGGAATGAGATGTCTAAGACAATCGCTGAGAACATTGAGAAATTACGTTGGTCAGGTGATACTACATCAGGAACTCCTGCTCTTGCTTTATGTGATGGATATAAGAAGTCACTAGTAGCTGATGCTGCTAATGTAATTGAAGTAGGTGGAGCTACACCTCCAGCTGTTAATGCAGGAAATGTACTTGCTACATTGGCTACAGTATATGCTGCTATCCCTCCTGCTGTAATTGCTAATCAAGAAGAGTTAAGAATCTATGTATCTTCTCCTGTAGCTACTGCTTATCGTGCTGCTGTTGCTGCATCAAATACTCAAGCTAACTTAACTCAAGCATTAGATTTCTCTTATCTTGGAATAAAGATGGTACTTTGTCCTGGAATGCTTAGTAAGTCTACTATCGTTGCTTCACCTAGAAATAATTTCTTATATGCATTTGATGCTGAAGGTGATGGGAAAGCATTACGAGCTATCAATTTAGCTGATACTGTTGCTACACCTGTAATCAGAACTCGTGCAAACATGAAAGTAGGATTTACTCACGTTAATGGTAATGAGATTGTATTCTACAACTCTGCATCTTAATTAACTAATTTATAAATCTAAGGGAGTGCAAGCTCCCTTTACTTAAAACTTATACAATGAGCTGTGAAGCATTACAAAATATCGCAAAAACCTGTGATAATAATACAGGAGGAATAAGACAAGTATGGATTAATCAGCAAGAGGGAGTTACAGCTACTACAGTAGCAGGAGGAGCTTGGATAGTATCTGCTATAACTACTACTCCATTTGCTACATTTGAAATCAATAGAAATACAGGTAACTATACAGAAGATACTGCAGTAGACCTAATTAACGGATCTACATTTGTAACTCAGACTATTACTTTAATGTTCAATAGAAGAGACAAAGAGAAGTCAGAAGCTATCCATGTACTAGGAGCAGGTCAGCAATATTTAGCTGCTGTTGTTAAAGATGCAAATGGTAAGTATTGGTACTTTGAGAATCTACAATTAACTGCTACAGGTGAAGGATCAGGCACAGCTCGTGCGGATGGTTCTAAGTACAGTGTTACACTTTTAGCGGAGTCAGACCACCTGTGTTATGAAATAGATTCTACTCTAGTAGTAGCACCTGGTTTTCCAAGTATATAATACTTAACACCCTAATAATTAAAGCTCTAGTAATACTAGGGCTTTTTTTTTAAACATTTTTTGACCTTAGTATAATATAGTTATATGATATACATTAAAAAAGATGAGGTTAATCAGATTATCCTTACACTCACTGAGGTAAGTACACTGCCGAATCCTTATTATTTGTTTGTCTTTCAGAATGAAATGGACAAACTTTCTGCACCTATTACATTCTACACTCCTGATAGCTCAGCTTATCCTGAAAGATTTAATCAGTTTATATTGGATGAGCCTGTAGATTTGGAACTAATCAAAGGACAGTATACATATAGCATCTATGAGTCACATATCACACCTCCAACTATTGCTAACTCTACAGGAGTAGTGATTGAAGAGGGTAGGATGGTAGTAAGTGGACCAATAGTACAATCAATTTATGAATAATTATGGCATTAAAAGACTTTTTTAAAACAGTAAAACACGAAATAGTAGAGGGATATCAATCATTCTCTACTCCATTCCTTAAAGTAGGAGGTGCTAACTTAACTCTACCCTATGTTAATGGTAGGAATCAGACTAATGGATATATTCCATTTGGGCAAGATAACCTATTCCCTGAGCTACTCAATCAAATATTTTACAGCAGTCCACTGCATGGCTCTATTGTAGGGTATAAAGTGAATGCAGCTGTAGGAGGTGGATTTAATATAGTAGCTGATAGACTTACTCCACAGGATAAGCTAGAGCTATATACACTAGAGAGAAAATTAAACATTAAAAAAGTAGTGCCTGCAGTAACTCAGCAACTAATACTGCACAATAGAGTTTATTTCAAGCTATGTTTTGATGATAAGATGAAGCTGACTAAGATAGTTAATCTATCCCCTGAGAAACTTAGAATAAACTTAGATAGAAAAAGATACTATATCTGTGATGATTGGTCTAGTAGGATTGGAGTACAGGAGATAAGGAGATACACTCCTACCTCTAGAGATTACGAGCAACTATTCGTGTATGAGGTAGATAGCATAGGTCAGGATTTCTATCCATTACCTTCTTATACCTCTTCTTTAAATTATGCATTTTTGAGTGGCGAGCTTTCATACTTTGCTAAAAGTAATATCCAAAATTCAGTATTTCCATCCTTTGCTATGATGTTTCCTAAAAGACCTCAGTCTGAGGAGGAAAAGAACATGATAAGAAATACCATTGATCGATTGAAAGGTGCTGCCAATGCAGGTAAAGCTGTGGCATTCTTTGCTAATAGTCAGGACCAACTACCAAAGATAGAGTCACTACCTACCAATGGTAATGATAGTCTATTTCAAGAGGCATCACAGCTTAATACTGAGCAGATATGTTTCTCTCACACTATTGATCCTATCCTTATGGGAATCAGAACAACAGGCTCACTAGGTAATGGCTCAGATATTAAGCAGGCATACATCATATTTGAGAAAAATGTAGTTATGCCATTGAGAGATATGGTAGCTGACATCTTTAATGAGCTGTTATTCATAGCTAAGATAGATGCAGATTTCACTATCAATAACTATCAGATAATTAACGAGGCAATAGTAGAACTTGAGGGAGATACCTCTAAGACTAATGATGCACTTAATACATTGAATCCTGCAGTAGCTGCTAAGGTCCTAGAAAATATGTCTAAGAATGAGATAAGAGCTTTAGCATCTTTACCTCCATTGAATGATACACCAACACCAACAATCTGATGCTATACTTTATAACAGAAACATATCTAAAGAATAACACACCCATCACAGCTAATGTAGATGTCAATAATGTTACTCCTTACTTAGCTACTCAAGCTCAGCTAAGAATCATGCCTATCTTAGGTACTACATTCTATAATGACTTGCTAACTAAGTACAATGCTCAGACTTTAGATCCTGATGAGGAGACTCTAGTTACATTCATACAGCCTATTATTGCATGGAGAGCTGCTGAAGATGCTGTATTTGGTCTATCATTACAGCTAAAGAATAAAGGATTGCAGACTCAATTCGGAGATAACAGCTCATCTGTAGATAGAGGTACAATAGCATTCAGCATGGAACACTATGCACAAAAGGCTGCGTTTTTTGAGCAAAGATTGATTAGATATTTACTTAAGAACAGAGCTTTGTATCCAATATTTACAGGTACAACTAACAGAGATACTGACCTTAGACCTATGATAGATGGATGTGGATGTCTATCTAATGGCTTGCTAGAATGTACAGGATTATGTGGAGGTTCAGGTAACAATGGTTACAATAATTCAATCCTAATACTATGAAGCACTCAGGAGTCTTATCTATAATAGTATTCAGTTTAGGATACTTAACAGGCATATCATTACTATTTGAGCCTGCTATATATCTTAAGCTAATGGGAGGTAGTATAATAGGCTATCTTACTTTTATTCTAGCATTACAAATAGAGGGAAGGGAATGAAAGCACAACTATCACTATTACTAATATCAATTCAATCACAACTTTTGACACTTATATCTATATGCTTTGCATTCTTTTTACCAATAAGTGGGATACTGCTGATGATAGGAATATTAATTGTCATTGATACTATCACAGGTATATGGAAAGCTAAGAAGTTAGGGGATAAAATAACTAGCAGAAAGCTCTCATCTATCATTAGCAAGTTAGCACTCTATGAAGTTACTGTGATTATGTTCTTTTTAATAGATAGATTCATACTAAATGATATCATACTTACTTTTTTTAGTATACCATTTATGCTCACTAAAGTAGTGGCACTAGTATTATCTAGTATAGAGGTGATGTCTATTAATGAGAATTATAAGATAGTCAAAGGCATAGACCTATGGCAATCAATGAAGTTATTATTTGCTAGAGCTAAGGAAGTTAAAGAGGACCTAAACAAACTGAAATGACTAGATGGGAACTTACATCTAAATACGGTACAGCTAATGTAACAGGTGCAGGATATTTAGTAAAGATTAAGCTACCTTATCCTATGAGAATAGCTTGGGACTTAGACAGCACTGTCAATACTATGATGTGCCATAAGTTAGTAGCTGATAATTTTACTGCTGTATTCAATGAGCTTCTAGCTACCTATGGCTATGATAAGATTAAAGAGTTAGGGATAGACTTATTTGGTGGTTGCTTCAACTATAGAAAGATGAGGGGTGGTACAGCACTATCCATGCACTCATGGGGAATAGCCATTGATTTAGATCCTGCTAGAAATCTACTTAAAGAATCATCGAAAACTGCTAGATTTGCAAGACCTGATTATAAGCCAATGATAGATATATTCTACAAGCATGGCTTTATATCTTTGGGTAGAGAGAAGAACTACGATTGGATGCACTTTGAAATAAAAGAATGATGAGATACTTAGCTATAATCTTACTA